TTCTGACATCAACTATGTAATTGGGTATCTCAATACTAATCACGCAAAGGCAGCGAACGAAGGGAAGCCGTTAGTTGTATTGATTGCACCACAAGAGAAAGATCGTTCAAAGGCTCAAAACCGCTTGTACTGGATGTGGCTTAATCAATGGGCTAAACGTCAAGGTACAGATAAAGACTATGAGCATCTGTTCTTCAAGAAGAACTTCTTAGCAAAAATCTATGACCGTGATGACGTTGGCCAATACAAGAAAACATTCAAAGCTGTAAGAGAGTTGAAGGACTCAAAGCATCCACTCTACCAAGATGTGGCAAACGGCCTATGTGAGCTAATGAGCACTACAGATGCAAGCACAGCTCAATTCACTGAATACCTTAATGACATTCATGCATTCTGCAATAAAAACGGGTGTTATTTGGAAACGCCTGATGATCTTAAGTATGTGCTTGAATAATTGCCAATTTCATATTATTAATGTCTCTCACTTTATAAAATGAGAAACTAACAAATGACAATGAATAACCTTGAATATGAAGCAGTAATTGAATGTGAAAAAATTAAAGGTAAAGCAGCAATTGCTGTGGCAATACTAAGCAATTGTGGTGGCCATGGTGTTATGGATTTAAGCGAGTTAAGTAGAGATAATTTACTTAAATATATTAAAGAGGTTCAAGCAACCTTAGATGAATAATACGAACCGCCCAAGTGGCGGTTTTTTATGAGGTAAATATATGGCAGCTCCAATCGGTAATAGATTCTGGGAGCAGCGCAGCTCTCATGGTCGTAAACCGATCTTCGAAGATCCAGAACAACTATGGGAAGCTGCCTGTGAATACTTTGAATGGGTTACAGATAACCCACTAGAAGAGGCAAAGGCATTTGCATATGAGGGCATTGTAACAGTTGAAGATTTACCTAAGATGCGCGCAATGACCATTCAAGGCTTGTGTTTCTTTCTTGATATTTCCGATGAGACTTGGGCAACTTACTGCTCTAAAGAAGGTTTTATTGGAATCTGTAGCGATATCAAAAGGGTTATCTTCACTCAAAAGTTTGAAGGTGCAAGTGCTGGATTGCTTAATGCTTCTATTGTTGCCCGTGAGCTTGGCTTAGCTGACAAACAAGAGAATAAGCTGACACTTGAAGTTCAGTCATTATCAGAATTGATGGATGAAATAGGGAAGGATGATTAATTATAAGGAGTAGCCATGCTGAATCCTGAGCATAAAGCGAAACTTAAAGACCAGTTATGGCGCTTAAATAATCTTTACTACATTACGAATAAAGAGGGTAAGCAAGTTAAGTTCAAGATGACACTTGAGCAGCTTGAATACTTCGAAAATGAGTGGACACGCAATATTATCTTAAAGGCACGTCAGTTAGGTTTCACTACTGAGATGTGTATTATCCAGTTAGATGCTGCATTATTCATGTCTGATAAGTGTGCTTTGATTGCCCATACATTACATGATGCTAAGCGTCTGTTCCGTGAAAAGGTTAAGTACGCTTACGATCGCTTGCCACACCTTATCAAAGCAGCCAATCCTTTAGAGATTCAAACTAAAGATGAGCTTGTTTTTAGCAAAGGTGGCTCAATTACCGTTTCAACTTCATTTCGTGGTGGAACTTTAGACCGATTACATGTGTCTGAGTTCGGTAAGATTTGTGCGAAGTTTCCAGATAAGGCCCGTGAGATTGTTACAGGTGCATTTGAGGCAGTTAGCCTTAAAGGTCGCATCACACTTGAAAGTACGGCTGAAGGTAAAAGTGGTTACTTCTACGAATTTTGCCAATTAGCTGAAAAGTTATTATTACTCAGCAAAAAACTAAGTCCTCTTGATTGGAAATTCTTTTTCTTCTCCTGGTGGAAGAATGCTGATTATGAAATTGAACCAACTGAAGAACTACCTCAGCGACTAGTTCAGTATTTTGAAGAACTGGAAGCAAAGCACAACATCAAAACAACGCCAAAGCAAAGGGCTTGGTATCACTCAAAAGAGAAAACTCTTGGCGAGGATATGAAGCGGGAATATCCAAGTATTCCTAGTGAAGCATTTGCTCAGTCTGTTGAAGGCGCTTACTACAAGAATCAATTTAAGTTCTTGTATGCCAATAAACGTATTGGTGCATTGCCAGCTAATGATCACTTGCCTGTGATGACGTTCTGGGACTTGGGTGTCTCAGATTCTATGGTGATCTGGTTTATTCGAAAGCTATCAGATACTTGCTATCAGGTAATTGATTACTACGAAAACTCAGGCGAAGGTATGCGGCACTATTTCAAAGTGCTTAAAGACAAAGGCTACAAGTACAGCAAGCATTACGCTCCACACGACATCAAAAACCGTTCTCTTATGAATGATGGTAAGTCTCGACTAGACATTGCCAAAGAGGGTTATGTGCTTGATGACGGGGAGAAATACTCAGTCAACTTCGAAGTGGTGCCAAATATAACGGTGATGGATGGTATTGAGCAGGTTCGTGAGATTTTGCCTCTATGTGAATTTGATGAGTACAAATGTGCAGAAGGCATCACTCATCTTGAGAACTACCGAAAAGAGTGGAATGACAAGCTTGGATGTTGGAAAGACAACCCACTTCATGACATTCACTCACACGGTGCTGATGGCTTCCGTATGTTTGCTGTGGCTATGGGTAAAAAGGTTGTTGCAAAAACACTAGATATAGGAATGGTTTACTAATGCCAGTTAATACTGAACATCAAGCTTATGCAGACATGAAAAAGCGTTGGAAAACTATCGACGATGTCTGTGATGGTTCTGCCACGGTTAAGAAGCGTGGCGAACTTTATTTACCAAAACCCAATGTATCGTCTGATTTAACGCAGAATGATCAATATTATTTGGCTTACTTAACCCGTGCTGTGTTTTATGAGATTTCTAAGGACACATTAAACAAGATGGTCGGCGTGGTATTTGCAGAGGATCCAACATTCGAACCAGATGGAATGGATTTTCTTAAATACGATACAGATGGTACGGGTAAGTCAATTTATCAAGTTGCTCAATCTGCGTTGCAAGGTCAGCTTAAACATGCACGTGGTGGTTTATTTGTTGATTATCCAACTACTGACGGCAATGTGTCTGTGCAGCAGGCAGAGAGCTTAGGCATTCGGCCAACGATCGTTTTTTATGAATCGTTGAGTATTATCAATTGGAGTCTAAAGCGAGTTGGTTCGGTCTATAAGCCTGAACTTATTGTCTTGCATGAGAAGTCCACAGAAAAAGATCCAGAGGACGAGTTCTCTAAGAAAGAAGTCAATATTTATCGTGTTCTTCGACTTGATGAAAACAATGAGTACTATGTACAGATTTACACTGACAAATCAGGCGAGTTACAGGGTGAAGAGATCTTCTACCCAACGAATTCATTAGGCCAAAGATGGAATGAAATTCCTTTTATTCCTTTGGGGTCTTTGGCTAATGATTGGAATATTGACCCGATCCCATTAGAACCAATTGTCACTATGAACTTGGCCCATTATCAAAACAGCGCAAGCTATGAAGAAATGGTATTTATCTGTGGGCAAGCTCAACCAGTTATTAATGAACTTGATGAAGGTTGGCGCGACTGGTTGCAGAAAAATGGAGTTCGCTTAGGTTCTAAGAATCCTTTAATGCTTCCGAAAGGCTCATCATTTGACTACAAGCAAGTCACTGAAAGCACCTTAGCAAAACAGGCTATGGATGCTAAAGAAAAGTACATGCAGGCCATGGGTGCCAAGATTCTTGAGACGGAACAAGTCAATAAAACGGCTACTCAATCAAATAATGAAAAACTTGCTCAGTATAGTGTCCTTTCTTTGTGTGTGGCTAATACCAATGAGGCGATGGAATACGCGCTTAAATGGTGTGCTGCATATTATGGAAGCGGATCAAAAGCGAAACTCACAATTAAGCAGGATTTTGCTAAAGGCAAGATTGACCTTGATACGCTTAAATTCTATTGGGAAATGGTGCTTGCTAATCGAATGAGTATGGAAACATTCCATGAGTTGCTTACAACTGGGAAAGTGCCAGAAATTAGCTTTGAAGATGAGCAAACACGTATCGAAAGCGAGTCAATTAATAGACCTATGGTGGTTTAAATCGCAGGAGTGACAAATGAACATCCAGTTGTCACAACAGGCTCTGCTTGATGCTCTAGTATCACATCAGGCTTATCTTTATCGGCTGTCTTCAACTGAAATCAATAATCTCCTAACACAATTTGATTCGCTCTCTATCGAGATGCTTTCAAAGTTAAGAGATTTATTAGACGACTTGAGTGACGCTGAAAAGACTGCATTGATGGCAGCGCAATACACAACACCTGCTTTGAAAGAAGTTAGAACATTGGTTCAGACTTGGCAGGCAAGTGTTGCAGCAGGATTGCTTGAGAGCTTCACTGTAAGCGCAACAGCGTTGGCAGTATACGAAGCTACATATCAGTCTAAAACCCTCGCTAATCGCAAAATAGAACCAAATGGAAAGACGCTATTCAACAAGGCAAAGAAAACGCCTTTGAGTGGCGGTATTTTGCTTGATTACCTATTCGAGAAGATCGCAGACGATGCAAAAGTTCGGGTAGAGCAAACTATTCGAGACGGCTTATCTAAAGGTCAGACAAACCAGCAAATTGTTCAGCGGATTAAGGGTAAGAAAGCACTTAATTACCAAGATGGCTTGCTTGATCAGAGCAGAAACCAGATTTCTACAATGGTTCGCACAGCTAGAAGTCATGTTTCTAATGTTGCATTGAATGAAACGTATCAATCCATTGGTGTTGAATATGTAAAGTTCATTGCCACACTAGATAGCCGTACTTCTAAAATCTGTATGGGTTACTCGGACAAGGTTTACAGGAAGGATGAGCCTCATCCGGTACCGCCACTTCATCCAAACTGTAGATCGATTCTAGTTCCTGTTGCAAATCCGTCAGGTAAAACGATTGGGATGCGGCCATTCAACAATAAAGTGAATGGTGATGGTGAAATAGGCGTTGTGGATTCAAATACAACTTTTAAAGGTTGGTTTGATAAACAAGATGCGGCTTTCCAAAAGTCTTGGCTTGGGCCTTCAAGATATAAGCTATTCAAAGAGGGTAAATATTCCCTGGATAAGTTTGTTGATCCTTTAACTGGTCAGCCATTCACACTTGCTGAACTCAAAAAGCTTGATGAAGAAATGTTTAAGAGGTTGGGATTATGAAAGTAATTAGTCGAGGTGTGCCGCCCGAGTTGCAGACCTATAGAGACTCATGTGGCAAGTGTTATTCAGTTATCGAATTTCAAAAGAATGAGTTGCGAGTCATGAGCGATAGAAACGAAACTATCTATGTGTTGAATTGCCCTGTATGTCGTAACGATATTTGGATTGCATCTCAAGCATTAAAGCCAGTTATTTATAGAAATATGTAAAACAACTTAATTCAAACCTTAGCAGCTTCGGCTGCTTTTTTATTGCCCGCAGTTTGTGACTGCAAAACCGCTCAGGGAGCAAAACATGAAATACAAACTCGATAGCCTAGAGGGCTTATCTGATGAAATGAAAGCGCTTTACGAAGAAAAAGATGGCGCATTTTATTTAAAAGTTGAAGGTCTGCCGCAGCAAGATAATTCAGAACTGGATGGGCTGAAACGGAAAGTTGAAGAACTTCTTGGTGAAAAGAAAACTGCCCAGCAAAAACAACGTGAAGCTGAAGAAAAAGCTCAACGTGAAGCCGAAGAAGCAGCCCGTAAAAAAGGTGACGTTGCTGCAATTGAAGCATCTTGGAAAACCAAGCTTGAGCAAGCAGAAGCAAAACATGCAGAAGCTACCAAAGCATTGCAAGACCAAGTCTACAAATTAACTGTCGGGCAAACAGCACAATCATTAGCAAGTGAGCTTTCTATCAAAGGCTCGGAGGCAGTTTTGCTTCCACATATTACAAATCGTCTTCAGGTTGAAACTGATGAAAACGGTGAGGTCAAAGTACGTGTACTAGATTCGCAGGGCAAACCTAGTGCTTTAAGCATTGATGACCTCAAAAAAGAGTTCCGCGGCAATGTGGCATTCAAGCCGCTAATTGTTGCTTCAAATGCGTCAGGAAGTGGGGCTTCTGGCGGTGGTTCAGGTGGTGGAGCTGCCAAGAAACCAAGTGAAATGACCACGCAAGAGCGTTTGGAATTCCAAAAGAATGACCCTCAAGGGTTCCAAGCAGCAGTAGCGAATGGTGACTTTAATAATTAATTATTGGGAGTAACTCCATGCCTTCTTTAGTAGAAGTATTTAATCGTGACGTAGTTTTATCTTATCTACGTCCAAATCCTGTGGCAGTTTCGCCACTCGTGCAGTCAGGTGCATTCGTATCTGATGATCGTTTACGTCCATTGTTAACAGGTGGTTCTTCAACATTTGTTGTTCCATATATTAACGGTGTGGATGGGAATGTAGAACAGAACTATGGCAACACCATTTTGACTGATATCGCAATGCCTCGCACGATTGATGCAGGTGAAATGCAAGGCCGCGTTGCTTATATGAACGAAGGCTTTCTTGAGTCTGTTCTTGGGCAGTATTTATCGAAGGTCAATTCACTTGAGCTTATTGGTGGAATGCTGAATAAGTATTGGCAACAAGCTGCCGAAAACCGTGCTCTAGCAACAGTAATTGGCTTGCGTAATTATGACCAGGCGAACGGCAAGCGATTCACTACTGACATCTCTGCTTCAACAGCAACAGATGCTTCACGTTGGTCAGTAGATGCCTACATTGATGCGGAAAGCACAATGAATGCTTCATTACGTGGACGTGGTGTGATGTTCGTGCATTCACGTATTGCTGCGAAGATGCGTAAACAACAGCTTTTAGAACATGTAACCACCAGCGCAAACTTACCACCGATTACCGTTTATAACGGCCGTGCTGTTATTGAAACAGATACCAATACCCAAATTGGTACTGGTGCCAATGCGAAATTTATTACCATTCTGGCAGGTCCACGAGCATTTGCTTATGACTCTGTGCCAGGGCGCAAAGACTTAGCTGTTGAGGAAACGCAATCAACTGGTAATGGTGCTGGACACGAAATCCTATGGACTCGCCGAAATATGCTAATCCATCCGCAAGGGTTTAGTTTTATTGCGCCTGCAAATACTTTGACAGGTGGTACAGACCGTGAGTCTCTAAGTGCATCTTGGGCAGACTTGCAGAAAGCAGAAAACTGGCAACTTAAAACAGCAGTGGAAGATACCTCAATTCGCTTCCTAATTACTAACCTTTAAGGAGAGCAGTCATGGCTGATAAGAAACCAGACTACAAATATCAATATCCAACTGACCGCCGATATGCTGATGATGCGACTGACAAATTAGCAGCAGGCACTATGTTTGACCCTGCCAAAACAGCGGGTGACTATGGCATTAAGGACCCAGAAGTAGCAGTTCCTGTGCCAGAAGCACCGCTGAATGGTGGTGCATAACTAAAGCAGGGCGGCTTTCGGGCCGTCCTTCTTAATTAGATTTTTAGGATTAAGCTATGAACTATGTAACAGTCGAAAGTGTGACTCAAAAGCTAGGGCCTGACTGGTGGGGAACTGGTGATCCGGTTATTGCTGTGATGCAGGCTAATGCGTGGCTTAATGCTAGAAATTTATCTAACTATCCAGAAGGTGAAGTGCCAGATGCAATCCTTACAGCAGGGGCGTATTTGGCAAAGCTTGCAGCAGCAGGGCAACTCTACACAACTAAAGAAGGTGTGGTTGCTTCTAAGACCGTATCTGCTCAATCTGGAACATCAGTAAGCAAGACCTATGTTGCAGGCAAAGAAGAGTCAGTAAGTGGAGATATGCAATTCATCCTTGACCTTCTAGAACCATTCTTTAGCGAGAAGTATCACATCAACACATATGTCATTACGGAGTAAGTCATGGGAATGCGTGATGAGATTCAGCAAGAACTTGGTGCTGCCTTTGATGCAGTGGATGAGCTTGCAGACGCAGTAGCTACCTTCACATGTACCCGGAAAAAATTAGTTAGCTCCAATCCCGCTACAGGTGAAGATACTTACACAGAATATGTATATAGCGGTCGTGGTGTCTTATTTGGGAGTTGGGCAAAAGATTTGGTCAAGCCGATAGATTACCGCGCCACAGACTCCAAAGGCGTGCTCCTGCAAAATGAAGTGAAAGATGCAGCAGGAACTTTAGTTGATCCAGATGTTAATGACATTTGGGTGATTGAAGGCGGGAATTATCGTGTTGTGAGCTACGGAAAAGATCCAGCGGACGCAACATGGATTGCTCAATTGAGGAAAGTCTAATGATTAACTTAGATGATGGGAACTTAATAAGTCAGGCTGTAAACCAAGAGGGCGTTTATCACGCTGAGGTTCGCAAATCCACTAATGACCCAAAGAAGGTGCTGTTAGATGGCGAAGAATGTAAGTATGTACTCTTTGCAGATACTAACAAAGGCTATCTTATTCGACATAAAACCACCATTAACGGTCGAGTGTTTACAGTAGGGAATGAACCAGTATTTGAGATACTGTTTGGTAAAGTTGAGGTGACTTTTAATGGGCTGGACAAGCAAACCGAGTGCCTTCACTAAAACAATTGAAGCCGATCTAACCAAAAAGCAAAAAGATATTGTGATTGATGCATTACAAGGTGTTGTTCTCCAAAGTCCAGTTGATACAGGGGCATTTAGGGCATCACACAGAGTCAGCATAAACCAGACTGACCAATCATTTAATGAAGCAGAGAAAGATAAAGGCGGTGGCTCAACCATTAGCAAAGGAACAAGTGCTTTATCTCGTCTTGTTCCTTACTCTACTGTATACATCCAAACGAATGCGCCTTATGCAACCAAAATCGAATATGGCGACTTCACTGACAAACCAGAGACACCAAAAACTACAGGTGGCTATTCAAGACAAGCGCCACAAGGTGTTTACGGTTTAACCTTTAACTATATTGCTCAGAAATACGGTGGTTAAAATGGCAATGACTTTAGATCAAGCACGACAAGCCATTATTACTAGAGCAATAGCCTTTACTGGAATTGAGCAAAATCGTATTCAATACCCTAATGGCCCATTGATTACTATTCCTGTAGATGGACTTTGGTGTGACTTAAATATTCTATGGGGCAGTTCTATCATTGCTGGTGTAGGTGATACTCCTTGCACCAGAAGAACAGGGGTTATTTCAATTAATTGCCTTGCAAGACCTCAAACTAATGAGGCTGATATAACAAAGCTCGCTGATGCTTGGTTAGCTCATTTCGAATATTACACAACTGGCCAACTAGAGATACTCCAAGGTCAAGTACAAAACCTCGGCAGTAATGGGGATTTCATTCAGTACAACATTTCAATAAATTATCGCGTCAATTAACGAATTTAACTTTTAAACGAACCTGTCCTTAGCGGCAGGTTTTTTTATGCCTGAAATTCAGGCGAACACTGGCTAGGCTGATCCCCGAAAAGCACGTTTCCATGTTCAACGTGCCTGCCAGTTTATTTTCTTCAAATATCTAATTTTAAAGATAAATCCAAACTTGAGTTAACCGTTTTGCCATACAGATATGTCTCGTTACCGCATGTCTGTGTGGCTTTTTTTATTTGGTAACGAGGTAAACGATATGAATGCAATTGTGAAAATTGAAAATCAAACTCCATTTATCGAAGTTGAATTAAATGGAAAAGTCCAACTCGGCGTGAATGCGCGTGACCTACATAAAATGTTAGAGGTTAAGACGGACTTTTCGGATTGGATTAAGCGACGCATTAAACAATGTGGCTTTGAAGAGAATTTTGATTTTATTAAGCTCCTCAAAAAAGAGGAGCTTTCAAAAACAGGACAAAACCTAATTGAGTACATCATCTCGGTGGATATGACCAAACACCTTGGGATGATGGAGCGCAATAAAAAAGGTCATGAGATCCGCAAATACTACATCGAGCAAGAGGAATTGGCTCGTCAACTCAAAGATGGGCTACAGGTACGCATTGGCAAGCTTTCAGCACAACTTGAGCTGATTACCCAATCTCTGTCAGGCGCAGCAAGCTTTCTATCAATCCATGGTAAGCAAACAAAGCCAGCTATGCTTAAAGAATTGGATGATCTAATTAAGGAAGCGCAACCATCCTTAGATTTTGATGAGGATAAAGATAATGACAAATAATGTTCCTGCTTACATTGTGGTGGAGTGCAGACCAAGCACAGAAGAAGATGGTTATGCCGATATTGTTATTCATAACGACACCTACATTTTTGAAAGTGTAGAGCCGACAGAAAACCTGCGCGCAGCAATTCTAATAGCTATTGATATTGAGCGAACTAGGCCAGAACACAAACATATAACCCTTCATGCAGAAAGCATTTTGAAACTTTGCAGGGGTATTCAAGGTAAGCCCTTAAATGCCTGAGAACACAACCAAACAACGCCCTCAATTCGAGGGCTTTTTAATGCCCGAAAATTAAGGAGAACTTAGATGAGTTCTGGTGCACGTATTAAATTATATTATGCTGAAGAGCAAACCCCCGAAGTATTACCAACTACACCCGTATGGAAAACCGTTCGTCGTGTGACTGATGGCTTAACTGAAAACGTCACTACTGAAGCATCAAGCAGTGTAGCAGATACACGTTTCCGTCAAGGTGGTTTTGCTACTGAAGCCGAAATCACGGGATCATTGGAAGTTGAGCTATCAATTGGCTTATTTGATGACTTCTGGTCAGCAGTAGCAATGAACAATTGGGCCAGTGATGTCCTAAATTTTGGTGGCAATGTTCGCAAAACTTTCACTTTCGTTAAGGTTTATGAAGATGTAAACCAAGTCTTTATTTATCGTGGTGTACGCATAAATGAAGCTACGATGTCTATTGCTACTACTGGCAAAATCACAGCTACATTTGGTTTGATGGGCACTCTGTTTGAGCGTACAACTACAAACCCTGTGACTTCGCCTTTACCAGTCCCTGAATTAGTCCTTGTTTCAGCGCTTAACGTCGGTGATCTTAAAGTTAATGGTGAAACAGTTGTCGGAACTGCTTGCATGCAGTCGCTTGAACTGACTATCAACAACAATATGGAAGCAATCCGTTGTATTGGCTCTAAAAAGCTCACAGCGACGACTTATCTTGAGAAGATTGTAGATGTAACTGTGAACACTCAATACATGTTCTCGGCGCAATCGGCAGCATATATCGACTTCATTAAAACCCGTGACACCATGCCGCTAGAATTCTCTATTGAAGATGATGCAGGTAATGGCTATGCCTTCCAGTTCCCACAATTAGAAGTGGCTGAAGCTAATCACCCAGATGGCGGTGGTGAGGACACTATCACAATCGACATCAACTACAACCATATTCGCGTGTCACCGGTTATTACTCGTGTGATTGCACCTGTAACACCTTAATACTGATTTGGCAGCTTTATTGCTGCCTTCTTATTTGGAGATATAACATGGCTCTTGAAGTCAATATTCAAAGAAATAAAGACGTTAGTTTGTGGCGCGAATATAAAGATGAAGAAGGTAATGTACTTGCTGAGTTCAAGATCCGAGGCATTGGATATAAGCCTTATCAAGTAGCTTTAGAACGTGCGAATAACCAAATCACAGCTAAAGGATTTGATGTTGCTAAAGCTTCATCCGATGACAAACTCTTTCATGAATTACTATTGGAAGCAGTTGCATGCCATTTAATTGAAGACTGGAAGGGTGTTGTATTTGTCGAAGAAGGTCCTAATGGCGAACAGTTAAAGTCCGAACCTGCATACAATGCAGAGAACGCTACGAAATTGCTTAACATGGGCGATTTAGGGGTTTCTATCTGGTCCTTTATTCGAACTGAATCAGAAAAGATTCAATCAGATGCAAACCAATATCGAGATGATGTTGTGGGAAAGTCACAACCCTCTACACCTTCGCGAGCAAGTACGCAGGGCTCACGGACCACGAAAAAAAGCAAAGAGAAGCGCTCGGTGTAAAGCTTCCTGATGCACCTGAATATTCTTATGTAGCTAATGCCATCCTGTCTGCATATAACACCATTGCACGATCTAGACGCTATGAACAAGGTGTTCCTCTGGCGTTAGATATCGCAGCAATTAATGCTTATGTTGAGCAATACGACTTACCAGTTGAGCGTTACATCTTTAATGACTGTATCTTTAAGCTTGACGATATGTTCTTGGACGAGGCGCATAAGAAGTCGACGCAACGAGCGACGAAGACTTAAGTGCTGACGTACGGTACATAACTTAGACTTTGCGACGTGATATAGCGCACTTGATGTTACATAATACGCCTATTCTCTTGACATTCCCGTAAAGATTCCTTATTGACAGAAATGTCATTAGTGCGTACCCTTGTTCCTATAGAGACCCTGTTATCAAATGATAAGAGGGTTTTTCTGTCATAAAAATTGTATGTTTTATGACACCCATTAAATATAAGGGCGATAAAAAATGAACAAAGGTATGAAGTACTTTACAGAAGGTCTGCTAGCAGCTTTTGTATTAGCACCTCGTGTCCCAGTACATGCTGTTGAGCCTGCAAAAATGGAAGATCCGCGACCAATTGGTAATGCAGCAAAACATTGGGAAGCAGTCGGTAAAAACATGACAAAAGCTACCAACAGAATCGCATGTGACTTGCGCAGTAAACAACCTGAACTTAACTCATTATAAATACCTAATTAATGTCTCAACATCGTCGAACTAAACGTGGCATCGCAACAAAAAATGGCAATGATGTATCAGTTGCTGTGGAAGAGGCGGAAAGCTACTCACCATACCCGCCTCCTGATTTGGTTAAGGCATTTGAAGAAATCCAACCTGGTCTAGCTAGTCGTTTAATGCAGATTGTTGAGAATGAACAGACTATGAGTCATGAAGTGGCTCGCCATCAAATGGCAGAAAATAAGCGCATCAACACTGCAAACATTGAGAATCAAAAACATAACTCTCAATTATTCCTTCTTGGTTTAATATTTGGAGTGTTGATAGGAATAGGGATTCTATGTGTAGCAGTATATGCGCTATATGCTGGTTATCCTTGGGTTGCAACAGCTGCATTCTCAACATTAGCAGCCATTTTAGTAATTCTAGTACTTCGCAAAGTACCTGCGTCTAATGGCGAGCAAACCTCTAAGCCAACTACTCAAAAATAGTAAGCAACATTCAAAGAACCGCTAGAGATAGCGGTTTTTTATTGCGCCATTATTAACCAGTTGTTAAATTACATAAACTTTATAACAAATGGTGAAATTCATGAAACAAATTATTTTAACTATCTTATTAGTTTTAGGTTCTTTAAGTTTTGCTGAAGCTGGAAGAGGTAGACAGCCGTGTTCAGGTAGTAAAGGTGGAGTTAGTCACTGTGATGGTAGCAAATTTGTTTGCAAAGATGGTTCAATAAGTGCTTCTAAAAAGATCTGCTCTAGATAGGTGATGTGATGGGATTGAATTTTAGAAAAAGTATAAAAATTGCTCCTGGAATCCGTGTCAATATTAGTAAAAAAGGGCTATCAAGTGTTTCTGTGGGTGGGAAAGGTGCACGTGTAAATGTAAGTAAGAAGGGTACTCGCACAACAGTAGGTATTCCAGGCACTGGTCTTTCTTATACAACAAATACCAGCTACAAGAAGTCAAAAGGGACTTTAAATGACCCTATTCACTTAATACAACAAGAAGGTTCAGATAAAGAAAAAAGAAACGTCTTAGTTACTATTCTGTTATGGATCGGCATTTTTATTTTCCCTTTCATTTTTGCATGGTTTACTCTTCAAAGAAAATACACAAAATTTGAAAAAGTAATAGCATTTGGATGGTTGCTGTTAGTTTTGTTCGCTATGGTTTCTAAATAAGGCACTCGTATGAAAAAGATAATTTTAATAGGGTTGTTTTACCTACCTGCACTAGTGTTAGCTAAACCAGCTCAACCTGTTAGTGATAGTGAGCATGAGCAAAACTGTAGAAATACAATGGAAATTGCAAATGTAATTATGCAACAAAAGCAAAATGGGATGCCGTTAATGAAAGCATTGGAGGCTAATGATTATGCATTTAAAAAGAACCCTGATAAAAATATGCAAAAAATTATCAACTTAATTACCCGTGATGCTTATGAGCAACCAAGTTACTCAACACCCTCAATAAAAGAAGAACAGTTAAATGAATTCTCAGCAAAATATTACTTGGGTTGCATGGCAATGTATGAATAATTGAATAATCACACGTTGTTAGCATATTCGAGTTTTATAAAATAGGTTGTGGTTATGAAAAAAATTATTTTATTGAGTTTGGTTCTAGGTTTGGGAGGCTGTGCAGCCACAACAGATATGATGAATAATCAATACATGTCTGTAATACCAACATCAACGGATCTCAATGGCTTTTGGACGGGCAATAATGGCCCATACGCTGTGACTTACTCATTCAATAAAGATGGCACTGGTCTAATGTGTTCCAGTTGGAATGGTAAAGATTCTATTGAAAAGCTAAAAGTAAATGGTAATGAAATTATTGTTCAATCAGGGTTAAAGCAAACGATTAAAAGTAAAACTGACTCTAAACTTGAGTTAAAAGTTAACTACTATGGTGGAGGTAGTTACCAGTACAGCCCAGATCCAAACTTACAAAATGCATCGCCATATTGTGAGAAAGCACTGAGAAATTAATTCAAATTAAACAATTAACCCGCGAAAGCGGGTTTTTTATTGCCTAGAGGAAAGTAAGATGGCACAAGAATCCCGTTTGGTCATTGTAATTGATGCTAAAAATGCAGAGCGAAATGCACGCAATCTAGGCAATGAGCTGGATAGCATTGAGCGTAAAGGCGACTTTGCCACTAAATCAATGGATGCGTTATCTGTTGCGACACGTCAACTTGCTGGATATATGGCTGGATTGGTGACTGTAAGTGCCGCCATTTCTAAGATGGACACTTACACAGGTCTTCAGAACCGCCTCAAGTTAGTAACTAACAACCAAGTCGAGCTAAATAAGGCAACAGAAGATACCTTTCGAATTGCACAAAAAACCTATTCAGCTTGGGATTCTGTTTTACAGGTTTACCAACGGTTTAGCGACAATGCAAAAACCTTAAATCTCACTATGGATGACACTGCTCGTTTAACTGAGACAGTCTCTAAGGCTGTGGCAATTAGTGGCGCAAGCGCCTCAGCGGCCGATGCTGCATTAGTTCAGTTTGGACAGGCTTTAGCAAGTGGAACATTACGTGGTGAAGAGCTGAACTCTGTAATGGAACAAACTCCAGCATTAGCAAAAGCAATTGCTCAGGGTATGGGTATTACTGTAGGTGAATTACGATCAGTAGCTGCAGAAGGGAAAATTACATCTCAAGAGATTGTGAAAGCACTCAGAAATGTAGAAAAAGATGTTGATGCACTCTTTGCAAAAACTGATATCACTATTGGGCAATCCTTAACACTACTCAACAACGAAATTACTAAATTTGTTGGTGAGTCAGGTAAAGGTTCTGGCGCAGCTCAAGTCCTTGCGGGCACAATTCAGACTTTAGCTGGAAATTTAGATGTACTGACCTCCGCAATGATGGTTGGAGGCGCATACTGGCTTGGAACCTACATTCCAGCAATCTATGCCTCTGGTGTTGCTGTAGCTGCAAAAACGAAGGAATTAGCGGTTCAAACCGTAACGCAGTATGCTGCAATTCAGGCCGAGCGCGCTGCTGCTGCTCAACAAGTAATTAGCACTCAAGCCGCTGTTGCAAATACTCAAGCAACTTTAGCTGCTATTGCGGCTGAGAAAGCTCTAGAAGTACAGCGCCTTAAATCTCAAATTACTGAAAAAGGCAGAACAGCGACATTAACTCGTATGGCTGAGCTTAAGAAGATTGAGGCTCAAGTCACAAGAGAATTGGCTGTAGCTGAGGAGGCTCTGGCAGTAGCTCAATCGAGATCAGCTGCTGCGGGCGCTGCTACTGTAGGAATTGGTTCACGCCTTTTAGGTTTACTTGGTGGTCCAGTTGGTATTGGTATTACAGTTGCAAGTCTGGCTGCTGGATATCTTTTGATGCGTGACAACACAGCGGAAGCTAATAAAAAACTTGAAGAACAGGCTCGAGTTGCGGAAAAGACAGACGAAGCATTAAAGAAATTAGCTGGCAATGATAAAACAAAGGCAGTTGATGATCTAACGGCAGCATTCAATGCCCAAAATGAAGCATTAGAGAAATCGTCACGTTCTGTTGCATCTGCATTAATTGATATCGAAAACTATGCTCGTGGCAATTGGGAAGTTGAAAAAATTTCTCAAGAGGCTCGTAAAGGAACTATCAGCTATACAGAAGCCATTGAGCGCTTAAATAAAATTAAGTTACCTACAGATCTATATGAAAACCTTAAAAAGCAAGCCGCGCAGTATGATGAGAACTCGTCAAAAGCGAATTTATCTGCGGAGAAACTGAAATTATTTACTGTTAATGTACAGCTTGCTGGCAACCAAGCACAAAATGCTGCTGTTCAAGTAAAGGGAAATACTGATGAGTTAAATAGCAATGCGAATGCAGCAGATAAAGCTGCAAAAGCACAGAAAGGGTATTTTGATAGTCTCCGTACTGAAGTTCTTAACTCTAATGAAGAGTTGGCCTTATTAAATCTTGGCTACAGTGAAGAAACTGTTAAGAAGATCATTGAGCTGCAAAAAGCTAAACAGGCTGTTGCTCCTCCTGGCACTACTGCAATTGTCACTAAAGAGGAGATGGATTTAGTTGCACAAGCTCAAAAGGCCCTTGATGTACTTAAAGATAAAAAGGATGCCCTAAATGATGCCGAGCGTAAGCAAACTAAAGAGCTAACAAAGCAAGCGGTATTGCTCGCAGGGAATAATGAGCAAGTAAGAAATATGCTTCGCGTATATCAGTCCTTCCGTAATGCTGGATTGGGAGATAAGCAAGCACGAGTAATGACAGCTCAAGTTGGGCGCGAGAATGATTTTAGAAATGAGGCAATGTTTGGTAGCCATAAGGATGAAAATAATGGTTATACAAATACTGGATTTATTTCTTGGCAAAAGACTCGCTCAACTAAACTCATGCAGTCCTTACAGGGACAAGGTGTTTTAGATAAAAATGGAAAAATCCAGCAAACCCAAGATGCTTTAGATGCGCAAGCTAAGTTTTTATTGCAAGAGGTTATGACTAATAAAAGTTATAGCAAATCTAAAGCCGCTCTTCTTAATGATGATTTAGACTATCGAAGTTTAGAAAAAATCGTGGGGAAAAATTTTATCGGGTGGGATTATGAAGGGAAAAAGCTTGGCAAAGATAAAGCTTCACAGCATTTAGCCAAACAAGACTCTTATTACAATCAGCTCAATAAGATTTTAGGAGCTAGCCCTGATGCAGCATCAAAAGCGATTGGTGATCTTTCTAAATTTGAAGATGAAGCCTACAAGGCGCGTGCTAAAACTCTAGAGGAAGTTAAACAGCTACAGGCAAGCTATGACTCGGATTCAGTTGCACGAAGTAAAAAAGTAGAGGAAGAAATCAATAAGGCTACAATTTTAGGGCAGACTGATTTAATCCCTAAAATTAAAGAGCGTTTTGATGCTGAAGAAAAGTTAGCTCAGAAGCAATTTGATTTTGAAGTAAATGGTTATAAGTGGACTGAAGAACAAAAGCTTGATTACACATATGAAACCAATTCATTACGTCTGGTTGCTGAGGGGAAATTAACAGAAGAACAGCGCAAAATTGCGATTGATTCGTTTAAGTTACAGCAGCAACAAGAATTAGGTTTACTAAAACTTGCTCAAGAGCAACGTCTTTTTCAGGCCAGACAGTTCTTGTATTCAGAAGTTGATGCCATTAAGGAAAGGTATCGTATTGAACGGGAACAGATTGAATTAACTACTAAGGATGAAGAAGAACGACGGGAACGCCTATCTTTATCTAAGGCGCAAGAACGTCTAGAGATTCTAGATAAGGCTTTTCAATCTAGTAAAAATTGGGATCAGACTAAAGCTGATATGACGGGTAATAGTCAACAATACCAGCTAAACCAATCACGTACTGATCGGAGGGCTCAATCTTTAAATTTAGCAAATACTCAAGTAGCTGCACTCGATATTCAAGCTAAAGATCCAAATGCAAATATGGTAGCTCTAAATGCACAACGTGAACAAATCATGAAGGAACACTTTGAGCGTTTGAAATTGATTGAATCTACTTATCAAAATGATTCAATGAATCTCCAGTTGGGTTATGGAGCTAGTGTCACAGGGGCATTGGCTGGCATGTTTAAAAATATGCTTGGTGAGTCATCAAGTGCATACCGCATTCTTTATGAAAGTCAGCGGGCATTCGCATTGGCGCAGGCTGGAATGAACATGTGGAAAGCTGCTTCAGATGCTTACGCAAATGAGCCAGGTACTTGGTACCAAAAAGCGGCAGCAGCAGCGATCGCGACAATTAAATCAGGTACATTTGTATCTCTCATCCAAGCTGCAACCCCGCAAGGATTTGCGGATGGTGGTTATACAGGTAACGGCCTAAAACACACTCCAGCAGGGATTGTGCATAAAGGCGAAGTCGTATGGTCGCAAGAAGATATCAAACGCTGGGGTGGTGTTAGCGTTGTTGAAAGCATGCGTCAAAGTAAACCAAGTGGTTATGCTAACGGTGGCTATGTATCAAACAATCAAACGGATGCAGTTGCAACAGTTAGAGAGCATAGGCAATTCGAAGCTATTAACACCGGAAGAACTGAGAAATCTCAACCTACTGTTACCATTATCAATAAAACATCAGAAAAAGTGGAAGCTACATCTGGATGGGATGGTAAGGAGTTAACAGTTATCTTAAAAGAGTATCAGAAACAGAATGAGGAAATGGTAGATGCTAAGATTGAAAAAAGATTTAGAATGTCTAAACGACAAGGGTGGTAGGTTTAAAAAAGAAGCTTTGAAAGGTTTCTTTTTTTATTTGAAGCTAGAACTTTAACGGTTCGGAAGAAATCTACTCTATTGTAGGTGGTTGCGTAAATTGTTCTTCTTAATATATTTAAGATTGATAGTTAATTAACCACTTGTTAAATTACCTCTAGAGATAGGGGTAATTTCATGAAAAAGATTATTTTATTGGGTTTTGTTTCAATTCTTGGAGGGTGTTCAGTTGCACCAATTCAATTGCCAAATAATGTATCAACTATAAGTGCTAGCTCAGCGGGGGATACATACATTGATAAAATTGATTATTCTTTTAATTCAACGAGTAAATCATTCTCCAAATTGAAACTATGTGCTGCAGAAACTTTCCAAAATGATGACATTGTTCTACATGACCAAGCTGGTAGTTTCATAGGGGCATATACGGGTAGATATTATGAAAATAATAATACACAAGTTCATCAAGGGAAGTCTGTTTTTAAATTTCTAGATGAAACTGAAAAAACATTTATTGCAAATGGCAATGTAAAAACAAAGGGGCAGCAAGTAGGCCTTATTACAGATTTTGTTAAATATGATGCAAAAATTGCTCTTAAAGAAAATAAAGTTCAATTTGTAATGAGCAATATTTTGAGAGCTCAACAAAATACAGGTACATCAAGTAACAATGGTTTTAGGCAGGTTGGGACATGGGCTGGAGCACGTGCACCTGGTGTTATTGAAGCATTAGATGGAATAGCTCATAAATATCAAAATTGCGTTCAAACTAATTAAACAAGTAGGAAATAAAAACCCCGCTCTTGGCGGGGTTTTGTTTTATAAGGAGGAAATATGAAAGCAATTCAATTTAAGAAAACAGGCCAATACACCGGTAATCATGATGAAGTAACACGTTTACTGGGCGGCACAGTAACCTATGTTGGTCAACGTGGAAGAGAGGCAAATAAGACTTATGAACGAGATGGGGAAACTTTCCCTATCCAATTCGATGATTGGCTTGTAGATATTGAAGGTGTGGTTCTTGTTTTGAGCGAGAAGCAATATCAAGCGCTTAATTCAGTAGCTTATAAACCTATAGGTTTGGGTGAAGCAATTGGTCGGCATGTCAATGAGTACTTAAGTCAACAACAGCGACAAGGCGGTTTATTATCAAAGTAACCCACTCGAATGAGTGGGTTTTTAATTCCAAAACAAAACCCCGATGTTGACGCATCGGGGTTTTTGCATTTCCACCAACCGACGAAAGTAAGAGGAAAATAAATCTATATGGAAGATTTTATCAAATTAATTAACTGGTGTCTAAAGGAAATGAATGAAATGAAAGCATGGCGCTTTGTTGCGATCCTTATCACTTTGATTATCTGTACATATCTTTGGAAAATGTAATGAAACTAAATATTTAAACCGACCCATTTAGAGGTCGGTTTTTTTATGGATTCAATTTATGAGCAACCTTAAATTCACTTTCGAATGCGACTTAGACGGAAATAGTAATACTCAGCGCTTTAATACGTTATCAAGCAAATTTGGTGATGGGTATGAACAAAACATTGCTGTAGGTATCAATAACCGATCTGGTGAATGGACTTATCAAAGAACGGCTTATAAAGCCGAAATTATGCAAATCAAAGCATTCTTCGATCAGCATAAAGGCGCTGAGTCGTTTCTATGGGATTCGCCATTAGACGGTGAGGTACGAGTTAAAACAGGTGAATATCAACCCCGTTGTCTAGGTGGTGATGTTTGGCAAATCTCAACGACATTCACCCAAGTTTTTTACCCTTAACTTTAAATCTCTTCAAAGCCCCTTTTTAGGGGCTTTTTTATGCGAGTAAGAAAATGACAATTCAAACAGTAAATCTAGGTACGGCACCTACTGGCGCAGGCGGTGATACATTCCGCTCAACTGGCGCAAAAATAAATGAAAACTTTACGAATAACACCCATGCAGCAAGTCGTTATGTTGGGACTGCTGCCGGGAATGTGATGGAGGTGGGAGCGTTTGGAGTTGGAAAGTCAATTCTATTAGGTAGTCAAAAATTATCAACATTGAGAGGAAATGGTAATGCCTTTTATTGGCAAAATAATGGTAATAATATTTCAAGTGCTGGAGACTATCCAGACAACAATTCTCAGGCAATTATTAATTTAGATATTAACGATTCAACTGATGCTTGTGCACAATTAAGCATAACACATAACTCCGATATGTATGTCAGGTCTGTAAACTGGAATGTAAATACGTTTCAGCCGTGGCGTAAAATTTTGTCGTCAAAAAATACAACAGTGGATGCAAATGGTTTCATCAAGTCAGCATCTCCGATTGTTAAGCTATTTGCCGATAAAATTGAGCCTAATGACGAAGCCTCTGAACAGCCTCTCTCTTTTGAAAAGCTCGATGTAGGGCACTACTTGCTAAAAGGAACGTCAGGTTTTGCGAAGGAAGGTTGGTGGATTGAAATTCCGACCGACACTCACGGCAATAAAATTTGTGCAGT